CAAGCTCTCTTTATTTGTTTCGTACTAAATTGTGATTTACGAAGGAAACGGGAGCCTTCCTTTTGCTCCAGCTTATGATAACCGTCCTTTACCTGCTCTGCTTGAGAGGGAATCTTAACCTGACTGCCGACAGTAAAGCATTTGTCAGCCAAGACCTTCTCGTACCTAACCCCGTCACGGGTTATGTGGTCTGTCCCTAGAGGAACAATCTCGTCAAGGGTCTTGCCATCTTCGGAAGCAAAGGAGTAGATAGGCATCTAATACCCCATCTTTTCGTCTGCTTCTTCTGCTGCTGCCAAAAGCTCTGCACCCTCAACATCAGCGTCAACAACTTCTTCCTCGGCTTCTTCCTCAGAAACGTGTTCCGCATACTCAATAGGAACGCCACCCGCGCTCACTAGCTCAACGTGAGCCGTGCCATCATCGTTAATTGCAGCCACTTCACCTTCAACTGCATCAAGCACAATAGCGTCTCCCACTTCAGGAGAAACACCAGCACCCGCTTCATCTTCAGAGACTAACGCCTCTATCGGTAATTTAATCATTTCACAACCTTCTTTCTTGTCTTTATCGGAATGACCGTGGTGAGGGGGTTTCCCCCCTCCCACGGCAATAATAAGGGTTACTCCACCTTTAGGTTTCATAACTTGTTTAACTCTTACGCAGTGGAAGCAGTCTTGCTCCGCATGATAACGTAGTAGCTTGTGTTCTGCCTCAAGGCAGTCCAGAAGGTCTTGAAACCAGCAGTGATCGTGAGATTGAGCGGATCGCTCTTGTCAGCACTATCTGTGATTACAATCTTAGGACTGAACGGAGACTGACTGCTCAGTTCCGGTACACCGTAGGCTCCGTCTCCCAAGAATAGGGAAACATGAACATCAGCAGCATTTCCGGTTCCGCCACCAGCCGCAGCATCATAGATGAAGCGGTCAGCATCAGTTCCGAGTGCGTCAGCAGTAATGAAAGGATTGGTTGTCATTACGAATTTTGCGCCAAATAGACGGCCAACTTCGCCCTTATACAACTCTTCCACGTTACTGTACTGAGAGGCGTTCAACCAAGTGTTGTCCTGCATGATGTCGCTCAATACTTGAGGACTTGCAACACAAGCATACATTCCACCACTGGTGGGCTGTGCTCGGTTAACCTTCAGTTGGGTAACAGCATTCAGAACAGCAGCACCGTCCAGCGTGTTACCGCTAGTAGTAGACTCAAATGCTGAGTACTCAGTTGCTCCAGTTGTTTGCTTCGTTCCATCAGCATATATCTCAGTGAGCGAGTCACCGTTATCAAGGTTAGTAGCTGGGTTGGCGTTGTATCCGCCTTCCATCGCAGTCGCCCCTGAGTTCACGTTGTCTCCCACATTGGAACCAACCAATATGTTGCGAGTGATATTATCCATATCAAGCGCAGCGTCCTGCCCGTTAAGCTTAACGCTCTGTTGCAATGAATTAAATAAATCCGTTGCATTCAGAACATCAGATAACTTGATGACTTGACCACGTTGAATCAGCGTTTTGCTGATCTTTGTTAGCGCAATATCGCGATCTCCAACAGAACCAACAGTTCCCTCAGTGAGAGAGTTGATGTCTGCGGCACTCGGTGTGTTCCACCGAAACATTGATATTGCTTTATGACCCGACTTCGCAGGAAGCGGAGCCTTATTACCGAACTGGTCTAGCACCAGAGCTTGTACAGCATAGGACAGCAATTTCTTGCTGAAATAATTCTGGTACTGGACAGACAAATCGGCATCAGTTGTTACATTAATTGCCATTATGTTTTAGCTTTCTGTCAGTCTAGGCGTTGTCGTGAGAAGCAGCGGCTTTCAAGAGATGAGCTTCCTGCTCATCCATTGAGAGATCGTCAAACGATCTGTCTCCGTCAACCTTCTCACTTGTGAATCCACCACTCACTGACATTTTCTTTTCCAGTTTTGTTAGTTTATCGGTTAGTTCTTTAACTTGTGCTTCGCTCGTTTCAGCACCAGCAGCCTTGATTTGTAACTGAGCAATCTTAACCGCTTGCTCCAAGCCAGCAGCACTCTGCATACTTGGATGCTCGGAGAGGATCGCGTTAGCTTTCTGAGTTAACTCCGAGTCAGGCTTGCTAAGATCGGTATGCTTGTGCATGAGTTCCTGCCTCTTGCTTTCAAACGCATCCCAATGTTTCTTGGCAACCACTTGCTGCTGTGCCTTATCGCCTTCTGAGCGAACCTCTTTGGCTCGCTCAACAGCGTCAGAAGCGAGGTCATCATCGCCCTCTTCCTTCAGCCTTTTAGCAGCATTCTCGTAGTCCTCGGCAGTGAAGCCCTTCTCATCTCGGTAAGCTTTCCCTTCATCCAAGTCAACTTTGCGACTCTTCAGTTCTTCAGCTTCCTTGAGTAGAGCTTCACGTTGACGCTTGATCTCTTCCTTTTCAGCATTAATCTGCTTCCAAGAAGAGTTCTTACGTTCCTCGTTCTTTGCCCACTTACTCTTCTTCGGCTGCTCCTGTACTTCAGGAGCTTCACCTTCTGTCAATGAACTAACCTGTTCATCAGCATCATCCTCAGTACTGTTCAGTACTTCAGTTTCCGGTTCCTGAACCGCTTCTTCTGCTGGTTCTGGAGGAGATTCGTCTTGAACTTCCTCTTTCGGTTCTTCCGACTGTATTACTACTTCCGGTGTTTTCCCCGCATCCACAGCAGCGTCATACTGCTGGGCTGCGGCCAATATCTGTTCGGCGGTTACTTCGCCGGATTCTTCTGGCATAATGCTTCCCAATTAGTGCTTATCCTCGTCCAAAAAGCGCACTTAACTCCTTGTCCGTAGCTGTGGGGTTTTGACTCGTCTGATAATCAACCCCAAACATATCAGACGTAAATTCTTCAGGCTCTTCGATTTCCCTCGCCAAAGCCTCAACAGTGTGAACCGTTGTTCTCACACCATTCGCGAACCCTGCATTAAATTCAAGTTCTTTTTTACTGGACACTGCCTGTTGGTTCTGCTTGAGAACCATATTAAGCAGTATCATTCGGAACCTTTTCCCTTCAAATGTGACGAGAAAGCTCCGTAAAGCATTCGATTCGCTGACTCCCCATTCCGGTTCTCCAACCCACGGAATCTGTTTTGACATCTTCCAAGCTATCCGAATGAATCTTAAAAACCTGCCCATTACACATCTCCCTGCTGAACAACAGCTTCAGTTTCCTCAACCATCTGAGCTTCGGCGGGAGCCATTTGACCGCTAACCGCTTGCATCTCCATCTGCTCCTGCTCCTCCTTAGACGGCATAAACCCGATCTGCACCATATACTGCTCAACATCTTTCCGCAGTGCTCTCGCGTTATTGGTGTCAACTTCCTCGTAGGCAGCTAAGAGTTCACCGAGTCTTCCGCTAAACGCTTGTTGAGCCTGTGGGCTGAACTGCATTCCACTCTGAGATGACTTTTCAAGGAACTGCATCAGAACACCAATCCTCACTCTGTAATCCTGTCCCTCTTGAACCGGAATCTGTTCCCCAACCAGCAACGCTGGAATAATCTTCTTCTCGTCCGTAACCTCGCTTCCTTCCTTCTCGTTCGGGTCTTGAACCAAGCGGGGAACAAGGGACGGGTCTTCAAGCTCAAGGATGCTCTTATCCAACTCAACTTGATTTATCCAAGGGCTGTTCATAAACAACTGCTTACGCTGGACTGCCTTATTCAAAAGCATCACCTTGCTGACCATATCCATCCCGCCACGAGGCTCCAGTTGGTACTCGTCATGCAGGGCTTGAGGGTCAACAGTTAAACTATCTTCAAGGAATCTGTACTGAAGACTTTTCTTATCGAACTGAAGCAATATACTGAACGCTTGTCGGAATAAATCACCCAAGGCTTGCCGGAAGAGACGCAGACGCAAGTCCATATTCTGCTGCGCTTGAGCGTTAACAGATTCGATCTCGGTTGCAGTGCGACGATCCCTGTCCGCCATGATACCATAGTCGGGAACGGTGACTCGTTGCTCGGCTACAGATTGCGTCTGCATCATATCCTTATCAAAGTCCATTGGCGTGTTAGGCATCTGGACAGGCGCGATCCCGAACGGTAAAATCTGCCCCGGATTTAGCCTTAAATTAACGCTGTTCGGGAGATCGCGCTCGGCCTTGAACAGTGGCTTATTAAACAAAGTGGAAGCATCCATCTTCTCGTTCCAAGTCTTTGTAAGAGAAGCCTCAAATGGGGCAAGTATCTCGCACACTCCGCGAGGGGAAAACCAACCGCCATCCGTAACCTCGTACCTGCTTGAAGCGAAAGGAGGATTGTCGTGATCGAAAGGAACCTCCATTGTTTCGCGAAGCGGAATATCGGGGGCTTGGGGAGAAAAGCATTGCATGATCCATTTCCCGTCCTCGTCGTGGGAATAAACCTCCCACACAATAACTTGATCCTCGTCGGGAGAATGCGTAATACCCTCCCGTATTTCTTTGTCATACTTGATATTATCTATGATCCCCGAATCCTCGACCTTCCCAGATTGTATCTTATCAATCGTGCTCTTGCTTGTGTCATAAATGCCAGCCCTCTTATATGACTCAAGGCTCATAGGCATTACCTGTGTAATCCTGTCAGCCGAAGCAATGTCCTTAGTCCAAGGCGGGACGATAACATACATTGGGTCTATAGCCTGAAACTCAACCTGCTTCTTGTTGGGGTTCCAGAAAGTCTTCATCACGCTATGACCGCTAACGAGCATATGATCTATCCAACTCATCACCTCAATCGCGTAGTTGGACTTCTCGTGAAGCTTATAGCTAAACCAGTGTTCTGCGGCTGTCGTGAATCCAGCCATCTGGCTACGCATCGGCACAAAGGTTGCCAACACATCAAGCCCCATAGCCTGTTGGAAGAAGGCTGGCTTGAGCTTGTTGATGGTAGTGTCTATGAGGGGGAAGTGAATATCAGAAGCGTTAGGCCAAGGCTTAACCTTCCGGCGCAGCCCGTCCGTTCGCATCTGATACCACAGCCCCTGCCGCGTCTCCCACCTTGCACGGTTCTTAACGTCATCAAGGACTAGATCATAAATCTCGTTACTCATCTCTTTTTCTTTTTAAGCTGCTGCTTTGCGTGCTTGTGTGCTTTAGACTTCTTCTTGGTATTAAGCATAACAGCCAGAGCTTGTTTCTTATTCTTGTAAGGCATTATCTCTGTCTCCCGCGATTCCTCCCGCGAGGGGCGGAACCTTGTTTAAGGTCTTGTTTGGTGGGCTTTAGATGACCATCCTTGTCGGGCATCTGTTCCTTTGTTTTCTTTTCCTTAGCCATCAGCTTAGTCCATCACTTCTTGGGTCATACCTAAATCTTCTTTTCTCCTTGTTCATTTCCTCTTGATGAAGCTTCAGCTTCTTTTCTCGCTCAACCGCAGGTTTCTTCTCCCATTCTTCATTGCTCCTCTTTAGGCTTTTGATTATTCGATCAGCAACCTCACTAGACTCCTGCTCCTTACTCTTAAGCTTTGAGAGTGGCTTAAAGGGTGACGGGGAGTCCGTGGGTTTCCTTATCTTGGTTTGGTGAGCAAAACGACTCTGCGCCTTGCGCTTGCGGTCATCATTGTCATCTCCATCTCTCTTACTCTTTATAATAATAGGCATGATTTCTTTTCCTTAGCTATCAGTGGTTATCCCAATCGTTAAATTCATCCGGTTCAGGGTGTCTAACCTTCATTCGCCTCCACGTTGCCATAATTATCATTTCCGACTTCAGCGCATCATGGATACACTCTTCACAGATATAACCACCCACTGCTATATCCTCGGCCACTGCTGCCCCCACTTCCTTGCACACATAGCACACCTTCTCGTGTGGCGGGACGGGCCTTATGCTTGACCGTCTCAATGTCAACACTTTTCTTCTAATAACCCACAAACATACCTTTTGGCAAGGAATCTTCTTGAAAACTTGCTTGAGCCTGTTCCATAAGTTCGCCAATGCTAGGGCGGGTAATTTCATTAAACCTCTCCCAACTTCCACCAACCCCACCCCCACAGGATATGCAGCCCATAACTGCATCTGCCCTGTCGGGGCTATCCAGCCCTCTGGCTTTCATCTTGTCCTTGGACTCAAGCCCAAGCTTTCCTGTTCGACTTACTTCCGAACGCCTCGTAACCATCTGCTGATGGAGCATCCCGTCATCGGGCAAAAGTATCTCCCTCTTCTCAACCACCCTCGCAGCAGTGTGCCACATCTCCGCACTCCTGTTGGCGTATCGGTCATCATAAGGCTTTCCTCCAAAGTTCACCCTATGAATGTCATAACCCGCGTCCATCAACGCATCGCACAATGGAAGTCCCATTCCGCCTTCATCAGCATACACCTCATCTTGCGTCAGGTTGTTCTTCTTAATAAGGTTTATGATCTTACCAATCGTCGTGTTCGTATTCCGCTCACGCCAAGTGACCATCTCCATCACCTTGTTCCCATTCCTGTACGCAAACACACATTCATCCCCTCCGGCAGCAAAATCAATAAAAGCCACCTTCATGCCCATCTGAAGCTCCGGCGGGTTCTGTAAACATTCCTCAAGGCTTTTGAGGTTAAGAACCAGACCTTCCCCGCTGTCATCCACAAACTCCCCATAAATCATTGAGCGAACCAAAGGACTGTTCTCCCCATACATCTCAATCTGTTCGTCAATCCATTCCTGACTCAAGTGTGGGCAGTCGAAGGCTGTCACTGTATGACAATCCCAAAACTTCCTTTGCTTGGTAAATGCTTCATAGAAGGAACCAGCAGCAGCACCACAACTGCTCATCAATAACAACCTGCTCGGCTGACATCTGGCTATGGCTGTGAAGATAGGATCAGGGACAGTCTTAGCTTCGTCCACAATCATCAGCAGATTCTCAGTCGGCCCCTGTCTGTGCCAACCCTCAAACTTTCCAGCATCATTCGTACTAAACCCAATCGCCCTACTCCCATTCTGATAATGCAGCTCATTGCTGGTAGCTCTCCATCCCTGCCCCAACCCACTAACATACTTCTTCAGCGTAGGCCAAAGCTGACCCTCAACCTGCCGCCACACACCAGCAGTCGTCACAACCAAACTCTCAGGGAACCGAACCATATGCCAAAGAATCGCACTGGCCGCAACCACACTCGTCTTCCCACTACCATTAGCCGCCTTCAGCGCAACCTGACACTCCTTCTCGTTCAACGCCTCCAATACCTTCTTCTGCCACGGATAAGCGTCCATCCCCAAAAACATCTTGGGGAAGTTCTCCAACTGACTCGCCTCCTCTAAAGCATCCCTATCCTTAGCCAACCTCTCCAAAGCCCTCTGCGACTTCTTCTCGTTGGGGGATAGTACCAAAGATGGTGCAGGAGGAGCCTTGATAGTCTTCTTAGGCAAGATGACATCATACTTACCCTTCTTAGGCTTTGGGCCAGTTCTCTTAACGCGAGGCTGAATAATCAGCTTCTTGAGTTTCTTGGGCTTCTTCTCAGCCACAAACAACCTCCGACTCAGTTTCGATCCAAACCCTCGCCCCACAGGACAATGGCTTTTGAGGACTATGAACCACTCTGCTCGGCCCACTAATCTCAACAGTGTGAGCGTAGGTATTGCTCTTGTAGGTCTTCACAGTTAGAACTGGATCATTGGTTCCATTCTTGGTGTTAGCCTTAATCTTGTGCTGATTAACGTGGATGATCGTTTTCACCAGTACTGTGCAGTACTTAGTTGCGATGCTTTATCCGCTCTGGAATCGAAGACAACTGCGAAAGCAACTCCGGTGAGACAGTGCTAGTCGCGGATTGATTATCACTTTTAGTTGTCTTCGGACTCCAGTGCGGGAACCGCGATTGAAGGAAAGACAATGCCAGCTTTCCATCGCGGCTCTCCATAATCTTATTAATCAAAGCCTCCTCCGCCTGTGCTTGTGCAGCCAACACCTGCGCATTCAACTTAGGCTTCTCCTTCCTAAGCTTATCCACCCGACTCGGACTAATCCCACAAGCCCCACACGCCGCAGTCAAACTCATGCCGCGACTCAGCTTGTCCAAGAACATCTCAAGCGTTTCCCCCGTTAGATTCTTCTTAACCGATATTTCAGCCATGTTGCAAACAATGTACCATAAGTTAAAAATGCGTCCAGTTTTTTAGGAGGGGGTGTATGGTATTGGCCGCCGATGGGGGGTGGTGGTCCCCCGTCCCCCTCCCGCGATCCGGCTTTTATGCTGACCGATTCAATAATGATTGGATTGGTAATGATAAAGGCTCTTATGTTTACCGATCTGGTAATAATAAGCCTCGACCCGATCCAGCCCCCGCACCCCGCCCCGATCTGCCCCATCTGTATCTTGTGCTGTGGATAACAGACCCCCAATATCTTGTGCCCTCTATTTAAGCTGTGAAGGCGTTTCCTTTGGGAAAACGTCCGGTAGGGCGTAAGACCTTTAAAGGCTCTCAGATTGAATCCTCGCTTCATTGTGAGGGGCAAGGAAAGGTTTAACCCTTTCGGTATCTTGCCCCCCCTGTGTTCACCCTTTCCCCAATCCCCAATGGGACCATGCTTTAAGCTTTGACCCGATACCACAGACCCCAACTAGCCAAGCATTGCCCGCCTTGCCCCGATTCAGCCCTGCCCCGATTCACGCTTTACACTACTGTTCAGTACTTCCCGCCATCTTATGACATAAAATAAATGCGATTAAATGAAAATAGCCCTTGTGCAATGGTCCCAAGTGTGGGACATTACGTTATCCCAATTAAGGGACAAGCAAAGGACACGAGAAAATGAATAAAGAACAAAGAGCAACACGCTACCCAAAAGGTAAAAAAACCGTTGGCAATATAATCAACCACATTGCCGAATCGTTCAGCCAAGAGGCAGATTTTAATGGTCTGTTTATATTAGAGGAAGCACTAAAAAAAGCCAAAGAATTAAAAAGCTTTAAGCAACGCATGAACGAGGCAAACGCAATCTTTGAAGAGATTGGATTAGGTGAGTGTTGCCCCCGCATTGCGTCCGATGCACCCAATGTGCCCACCATTGAAGCTAATCTCGACCTATGCGGCTGTGGGCAGTTTGGAAACTGCCCCCACTGAACACCGCCAACCCACTAAACCAAAGAAACAAAGGACACAAAATGCCTATCACAGATCAAATGAAAAACTCCCGCAAAATGCACCTCGCAATGAGGGAAGCAAAATCGAACCGCAACCCCGTTAACGTAGCAAACCACATAAACGAAGCGTGGCCAAATGAATCCCTCAATAAGAGAAAGGAAATTTTCTATTGGGTTAATGCCGTTGCTCTCGCCGATTTTGCCAAGAAAAGAAAATATCCTTTTTAGAAAGCTAACCCACTAAACCAAAAGCAAAGGACAAGACAATGGAAATTAAAAAACTAAGTGAGCTTTCAAAGGGAACCGAATTTGAAACTGTAATAAGATTAAAAGGTGGCGGGATTTTGTCCGGCCCTTTCAAGCGCAGGTTAAGGAAAGGCGAAACTTTAAGCAATACGCACTGTAAAGTTTGGAAATTAAAGGAACCCCTTTCACAGTCACAAAGCACCAAAATGAGTTTAGACTGTGACTGCATAGTGACCGCACCTCCCTACGCAACTGGAGAAACTGAGGAAACTTATTAACCCACTAAACCAAAAGCAAAGGACAAGAAAATGAGCGTAGACCATATCACATTTAAGAACACAGAGTTCGAGGTAATTGCAAACTACCCAAAGTCATACAAGAAAACCAAAGTGAAAGTTCTTCAAACTTTCGGAGAGTGGGAAGGATTCACAGGTCGGAAATATATGGGCGATTGGTTCACTAATATTGAACTACATAACAGTAAATCCTCCTGTGAAGTGGGGGAAAAGTTCACGCTTTACAGTCAGGGGCATGACGGTTCCTTGCGTGTGAATGGTGAGTTCGAACCCGTTCACTCCTACCGTGTAGAAGGAGGCGAACACGTTGACACTATGAGTTGGGAAGGTGTGTTCGAATTTATGGGTGCGGATTATTGGTGGGAGGGGCGGTGCGTGTGGGAAATATCAACCTTAATTTCCGATTGGCAAAGCTACATTGATACTGCGTACGAAGTTGACGGGCAAGGATGCAACGAAAACTCAAGTAGAGTGAAAAGGGCAGCAAGAGAATCCTTAGAAAGAAAAGGTGCGACCAAAATGCACCAACAATAAACCAAACCAAAACACAAAACAGAAAAGACAAAATGAAAAACACAAAAGAAAACACAAGTGAAACAACCTTCACCACACTTAAACCTAACGAAGTCAAAACCGTTAGCACTGTGGCAAAGGAAATAAACGAAGACATAAACCAAGCCAAGATAAATAAGATAATGGACGCGCACAAGAAAGACCATAAGGCCGCAAGTGCGGAAATATATCTTGCCGCTAAGGTTGCTGGCTATGATGGTGCAAACCAAACCCTTAAGAATTGGGTATACATTTGGCGCAAGGCCAATGGCTTGACGGCAAAGACTGAGGGCACAGACAAGGGCGGCAATAAGAACAAAGGCAAAGGCAATGCCCTCAAGGCCGTGAAAGAAGAAGTGTCCGGAGACTGGGCAGACGGTGACAAGACTCAGCAAGGCTTGATCTTCGGCTATGCCGTGATGGTAGAGACAAAGGCAGGTGAGCACGGTGAATACACTGAAGGACAAGAGGAAGAGGAAGTCATGCTTATCGGTGAGCAAGCCGCCCTTGCATGGTCACGCATCCTCAAAGAAAGACGTTTGGAATTGAAAGCCAAGCGGGAAAAACTAAGCAGCAAAGACAAGAAAGAAATCGATGACACATTGAAGAATGTGAACAAGGCAGCCACAGGCAAACGCAACACAAAGAAGGTTGCGGCATAAATGAAAGGTGCGGGGGC